GTCGCGAACCCTCCTTTTTCCAGCTTGTTTCTGGCAATCGTTTCCTTGACGCTTTCGTTATTCTCAATCGACTCGTTTGCCAGCTTTTGAAACAACGAAATCATTGCATCCACATCAGCAATCTGACCGTCACGAATCTCAACTGCATCTGGATGATTTGACTTGAACTGATTGCGGATGCCTTCCTTTCTCTTTTCGAGATACTCAAGCGACTTCAATGGCTGCTTTGCTTCCTGATCCCGAAGCACACTGAGAGGCACATCGCTCTCATTCGGCAAGCCGCCCGGCAACGGCTCACCCTGCACCATGAATTTCTCACGGGTCAGAACGTCGTGATACTCGAACTGGCCGGGTGACCGCTCGCCCAAGAACGTAGCGTGACGACCATTCCTCACGACGATGTTGTCGAGCCTGATCTTATCTCGCTTCGCTGCCCGGATGACTTCCTTCGGTAGTTGTGCGGCCTCATCATCCTGAGTCGACTGCTCCGGTATCGCAATGCCTTGCGATTTCACCCACTCAGCCGCCTGCTCAACTGAGGGAATCATACGCATCGACAGACCAGTGATCGGCATCTGCGTCTCATCATCAACGATCACCGTAGCCCCGGATGACGGCTCATAGAACGCGGAAATTCCATCGCCGGTGCCAAGCGGGACAGCCTCAGCAGTCGGCTGATACACTGGAACCTGTCCGGGATACCAAGGTTCCCGCTCAGGCTTCTGCTCCGTCCCACCGCTGACCGGTTGATCATTGACCTCTGGGGTCAATGCTGGTTGAGAAACATCGGGGGCAGGAGCATCACCCTGCACCCCGATGCCGTCCGTCGGTAGCGAATCGACGAGTTCGTTGGTTGGACGAGTGATATCCGTAACGAATGAACGCATCGCGGATTGAAAATCACCAGTCTTTCTTGCAGAGTCGATGCCCGCCTGAATCCGTTCGAGCATGGATGCGTCTACCGCGACTCCAGCATCCTTGATCGCTTTCGCCACCTGAAGAATAGTAGATGGTCGCCCATTCTCAGTGACGTCTCCAGTCTCGACCTTTTCGAGAAGCATCTTCCTCAGATTTTCGCCGATGCTACGACCAATCTCACCTCCCATATCTGCCAAATCAGTAGCTGGATTCGCACCTGTAAATTGCTCGACAGGACCGAAATCGACTTTATCTTTGAACTGCTCGACAGGGCCGAAATCGACTCTCTGTTCTTCGCCCGGAGCGAACGAGTCACGTTCCTGCTCGAACTTCGCTTGTGCTGCCTGCTCGTAATCAGCAGTTATCTGAGCCAACTTCTGAGCCAGTTCCTCACGCTGACGGCGATTGCCATTGGCATTGACATCCGCAGTGAATGCTTTCGCTTCCTCGATCGCAGCCAGCCCCTTGAAATTCGTGCGACTCGGATCCGCGATGTAATTCCGCACCGCCGAAGCGACATTGGGAGACTCAGCCATCCCGACGGTCAAAGCAGTCGTCGCCAGCGTTTCCAGCACGCCCTTTGATATCTTGTCCAAATCAAGCGCCGTTGGATCAACGCCGAACCCGACGTCGGCTACTCGCTGCAGAACATCGTCGACAACTTCCTCAACACTTTCACCAATGAGGTTTTTGCCCAGAGATTTCGCCGAGTCTCTCACGCTCTGGTTCACGACGCCGCGCAGCACACCGGATTCGATCCCTGCCATGCCGGGAATCGCCTGAAAGGCTGACATGACACCAGCAGTGATTCCCGCCTTCGTTGCGGCGTACTTGAACCGATCAGCACCCTTGAGCCCGGCTTCTTCCGCCGCGAACAACGACTGGTTGGCCTCGTCCGCACCGAACATCATCGTCATTGCTGCGAAACCAGCACCGGGACCAGCGACGGCCGATACCGGCAATGCGGCAGACATCTTGCCCATCGACTGTCCGGCCGAACTGATCATTCGCGAGACGCCCGGATACTGATCCTGCTCCTGCCTTAATTCCTCAGCAGCCTGCGAAAGCCCCTGCCCAGCAGCCAGCGTTCTGTCTGCCAGTTCGCGATCGAATGGACGCGCAACCATCGACGCGATATCCATTGGAACTCGCTGAAGCATTTCCGCACCTTCGCGGAACCCCTGCCCCATCGATTCCATTCGAGTCTTCTGAAGACGATACGCATCCTCGCGAGTCTGGTCGGTTGTGGCCTTTTCTGCTTCGGCCTGCTGCATCGCCGACGTCGGATCCATGCCACCAGCAGCCAGATCCTGAGCACGAGCGCGAATAACGGCCAGGCGAGCGAACGGGCTGGATTGAATGAGTGCGCTGCGTTCTCTGGCGAGACGTTCTCGCTCAAGCACTGGAGCAGACACAGCCTCTGCCTCGGAATTTGTCGGAATGGGAACATCGGGATTGAAGTCCCCGTTGCTGCCACGACGAGCATTCCTCGCTGCTTCAATCTGCAGCCTGACACGCTCACGGCGTCGAGCTTCCTCTTCCTCGGCCTGCCGAGCTTCCTGCTCGCGATACGCCGCTTCCTGCTCCAGTTCCTGCAATGAGGAACGATCAGGGAGACCGCCAACCAGCCCGTAGCCACCAACCGAAAACGCTGGCTCCGGGGGAACGTCGGGGATCCGCGAGCCAGAATTGGGTGACTTTTTTCCCAGAGCCGCCAGGCGACTCCCCAGCAACTCTTGAAAAGTTGGCATTACAATTCCTACTGCAACGATTCCAGCAAGAGCATGGCCTGATTGCTTAGCTCTTCCTCTTGGGGCGTCAATTCCCCGGACTTAGAACGCAACATCAACAGCGTATCTACTGCTGCATCGACAGCAGGACCGTCAGGCGTATCCGCGTACCCTGATGCAACATCCATCATGTTTTTCATTTGCGGATCAGACAGAACTTCCCTGCTGACAGCAGAACGATCGAACGTCGCGAAGTTCTGCTGAATCGAACGAGTAAAGCCTTCAGGTGGTGTGTTATTTTCATCCCACAACAGGGGCATCCCAGCTTTACCAGGAGCAGCGTCAGGAATAGCCGCATCAGGAATAGCCGCATCAGGATTCAAAGAATTGCGGATAACATTCAGTCTGGATTTGATTCGCCTTGCGAGTTCATCTTCATCCAAGGGAGGCTCACCATCCCTTGTATGCTGAGCCTGAATCTTCTCTGCAAGATCACTGACGAATAGTTCGTTGATGACTGGCTTCTGCTCTTTCTCTTTCGATGCAACCCTCTCCATTTGAAGGCCGTCCATCGGATTGAATTTGAAGCTCTTTTCCGTTGCCTTGCCGGCCGACTGTTCGTCGTATCCTTCTTTGATCAAGTCCCTGAAGTAAGCCAGCCCGGCAGTACGAATCTGGTCTTCGAGTTTCGTCTGCTCCATCTCAGGATTAGTCTTCATTGACTGAATTTGTTTCACACCGTCCTGGCCGACGATCATCGCCCCGTACTGAGGATGCTCAATCATCATGCCGTCGAGCTTCTGCTGTGGCGTTTGAATCTGCTCGCGGGCACCATACGATGACGCCCGAGTTTCCAATTCATTCAAAGCACGCAAACCAGCCGTACGTCGTATCTCGCCGGAGTTAATGCGTCGGTGAATGTCTTCCTTCATCTGCTCGATCTGCTCGATCTTTTTCAACTGCTCAGGACTGTGCTGTCGGCCTTCAACGCGAGCCTGATTTGTCATCTCGGCACGACGCTGTTCGGATGCGATCAACGCCCGCTCGATCAGCGACTCGCGACTGGACTCGTTCTGCTGTGCGTTAAGCTGACTGTTCAGATCGAAATTGAGGCGAGTGTTGTCCTGACCAAAACCCTGTAGGCGTTCGTCACGCAGCATCTGCTGGTCGAACGATTCCCGCGAGTTCTGCTGATTGAACCCCTGCAGGCGTTCATCGCGGATTCCCTGCTGCTCGAAAGCAATCTGACCCTGCTGCAGACTTTGGTCAAACAACTGACCATCTCGATCTCGCTGAGCACCTACCTGGAATTCGTCGCGATCTCGCTGGATGCCAGCCTGCAACATCGCATTGTTCTGCGTGTAGCCCTGCTGTGTCCTGTCTCGCTGAGTCTGCTGACCAAACAGCCGATTGTCGCGATCGGCCTGCACGCCAGCTTCGAACTGACCCAACTCCATCCGCTGGCGTTGCTCCAGATACTGCATCCGCTCGCGGAACTGATTGTCGATCCGTTGCCGTTCGCTGTCATCCTTCGCCGCCGCTCGCGCCCGCTGATACGCCGCCTGCTCAGCATTGGCCTGAAGCCGAAACTCATTGTCAGCACGGAACGCCGTCTCAGCGGCCCGCATGTTCGCATTGAGGATTGACTCCTGCTGACTGGCGTCAGACTGCATCGCAATCTTCTGCAGCTCAAACTGACGCTGGCGTTCCGCTTCTTTTTCAGCTCGCTTCAAAGCCTTCGTATTGGCCGGCTGGCGAAACGTCCGACGTGGCTGCACGGAACCACCGAACGTACTACCGCCTCGGAGGTTGGCACCTCGCAGGATATTCAGGTCGACTGCACTTAGACGGCTCATTGTGTCTCTCAGGAGTTGCGGTAATTGCTGTTAGACGCAAGAGCGCCACCGGCTGCACCTCTGCCGAATGCAGACTGGACACCACCGCCATTACGACTGAACGAGAACGTCGGCTGTGCTCCCGTGTAACCACCACGCAACCGGGCATCGAAAAAGTTTGCAGCAGACTGATTCAGGCTATTCGTAAAGATCGGCGACCCACCACCATACTGAGCGTATTCAGCCTGCCGAATTGGTGCCAAGGCCGCCTGCTGCTCTGCCCGCTTCGCCGCCATACTTTGATTCTGCTGGTAGCTTTGCTGATTCGCCTGAAACGCCAACTGCTCGCGATTCTGCTGCTCCGTCAACGCCAACTGCTGCTCGAACCGAGCCTGCTCAAGCCTGGCCTGTTCTTCGCTCAATGCCTGCGACCTCGCCTGCTCATCTCGCTGCTGAGCGGCTGCGGCTTCCTGAGCAATCTGCTGCTGCTGAGCGATCGCGGCGTTTCTGGCATCAGCCTCACGCTGAGCCTGAGTCGCCTGTTGTGATTGCTGTGCGGCAGCGAACGAAGCCGCCTGACCGGCAATGCCCGTTGGATTCTGAGCAAACACCGATCCCGCCTGACGAGCATTCGGATCGTAGGTACTGCCATAGAGGAATCGTGAATTCAAACGTGACATCGGATTATCCCGTGAACTGTGCCGCCAAAGGCAGGAATGGTTTCAGTTGAGTCGTCGGAGCCAGTTGGTACATGCTTCGGCCAGTCGTCGGATCGAAGATGTTGACCAGCCGATTCGACGTGTACTGCTGCGGCTGAGCCGCGGCCCGAACTTCCGCCCTGGCCGCATTCTCACCAGCAATCGAAGCGTTCTGACGCCCGACAACCGGTTCCAGATACATTCGCTGCAACGCCGCAACTTCTGGTGGAACGCCTGCAAAATCGCCCGAGAAGCTCCGGCTCTCGTAGTCGCCAGTCTCCGCATTCCGCTGCTGGTCGTAAGTCAGAAACGGCGTCGGAACCGGAATGTCTCCAAGCCCCTGTTTCGCACGGTTGATGTGCCAGTCGCGGAATGCCTCGTTGACCGGAAACGCCACGGACTCGTCGATGTTCAGTTGGTTCGGCAGTGACGTGATCGGCGAGAACTGCGGCTGTGCGTTGGCAACCGGAGGCGGAACGGTCCCGGCCGGTAATTGCGAGAAGACCGACTGCTGCTGTCGAGCCTGCTGCTCCTGAGCGCGACGGTCGATCTCGTCTTTTGAGAATGGATTGTAAGCAAGAGCCATTTGCCCAACCTTAATAAAGCGATGTCACATTCGACTTCGGAATCCAGCCAATGCCACCCTTCACGAAGTAGGCAGTGGCAGTTTGATTACCAATTTGATCTGGAGTAAACGTCTGACCGCCGTACGAAGTGTTGTTACCAGCCTGAGCCGTAAACCCAGCATTCACCCGATACGCCTTTGGCAATCCGAGACGCGACTGCTCCACAGCGTTGAACTGACTGGCGTCCTTGTAAGGCACGTCCACCTGATCGAACGTGCTTCCGGTCGTGCTCGCCACTTGCGGAGGCAACGCACCGCCAAAGACCTCGCGTTGATCACCACCAAGCCGACGAACAGGTGTATCCGGCAACTGCTCCTGCAACTGCTGCAAATTAACAAATGGGTCTGGAGCATCTGGCAAAGTCGGAGCTGTCGGCAACTGCACCGTCGGCTGAGTCAGACTATCGCTCGTGAATGCACCAGTAAACATGTGCGACAAAGATGGATACTGATTCCTCAGACTGGATGAATACCCATCAAACAGACTCTTGTTCTGCTGATAAAGATTATTGTAGATGTTGTAATCACCAGAGTTCCGAACGTAGAACGGGTCGTTTAAGATCGACTCGTAAAACTTGTAATTTGTGTACCTGTCGTTGAGCGACCGAATGTCCGCCTGCCGTTCCTGATACCCAGCCACATCTCGATCGTACGCCGCGTAAGCATCTTCGTACGCAGCCTTCTGGGTATTGTAGGCATCAGTCAATTGACCAGTCTGCTGTTCGTAAGCAGCTACCTCAGCAGCCTTCGCTGCCCTCGCTGCATCGTTAGCGGCTGTCGCTGTCGAGTTGTAGGTATTGACATCCTGATTCGCCGCACGCTCACCTCGCTTACCAAACGTGTCGCGGCCCGGCCCGTTGCTTTGCACCGCCCCGAATGTCTGCTCGTTTGGTGACGCATTCGGCAGAGCACCCGCCACACTCCCTGCAAACGTCGTCCCTCGCCGACTGGAACTCGTCGGGCGAACGGTCGGAGTTGCCGGCAAAACAGTCGTCGCGGAAAACGCAGACGCACCGGGATCGCGAACCGACGATTGAACTCGATTCTGCACACCGCCTGTGAAGAACTTGTTGCTGAGCCGACTCATTCTGGAGTCCCTTGCTGCGGCATCGACTTCTGTGTGTAGCTCGGACGAAAGCCCTTCAATCTCTGACCATCAGGAAACGAAAAATTCGCCACCACAACCTCACCAGTCTTGAAGTCTGGCTTCGCGCGGTCATGCGGCGAAAATGAATCGGCTGCGTCCGTCAACGGAGCAAACGACGTGATTTTCTGAGCAAATTTGAAGTCGCTGAGCTGTGACATTAGAGCACCTTCGCGTCAACCATCTCACCACGAAACCACTCCAGACCGAACGGCTCGTCATCCACCGAATCGAAACGCACCGCCAACGATCTTCCCGAAACACGAGGATGATGCACGTTGGAAAACTCAGACCGAAACTCCGTCTCGTAAGCAACAACACCTTCCTCAATGACGTGTTCGGCATCCTCACCAGTCAACACTGAAACGGTCGCATTGGAACCCCGAGCCAGAGCACCATCAATCGCATTCAGCATTACCTGCGTGCCAATCCCCGCCTGGCTCACCCACGGTCCCAGCACGTAGTACGCATCAATCTGCAACCCGTCATCGTCTGTTGCTGTATCGTCGATCTGCCTCACGTAGCCGTCATTGCAACCAATCAGAATCGACCTGTCCTCTGGACTGTCAAAGTCAACAGTCGCAATGCACGTCGGATTGTAGTCCGACGAGCCGAAGATGTACGGGAACCAGCCTTCGGTACGGAAGTCATAGAAAAACTGCTCGGCCTCGGAGTCGTCATTCGGGCGAACGAAAACATGCACACCCTGGCGGATAGCGTCCCACGTCAGATGAACGACTGAATTGGCGATGTCGATCATGCCCAGCTTCGCATCGATCGCACGATTTGATAACCGTTCAGGCGAAGCGCTCAATGGCAATTTGTAAAGGCCACCGGAATTCCCCAGAAAGTAAACCGCGCCGTAGCCGTCTTTGCACCACGCTCTGCCGGGAGCAATTCCGATCGTGTCACTGATCAGATTGAACTGGCCGTCGACAGCCGGATCGAGAGAAAGCTGGTAGAGCGTATGGTCGCCGCCGAATACGACCAGATCGTCGTTGTAGGGAATCACGCCAAAGATTCGACCAGGAAACAGACCGGCCGGCGAGGTACGCCCTGAAATCGAAGCACCAACCACGTTCGACTGCTGCTTCCAATCGAACGGATTGTTTTCCGCCGACATATACCAGTTTGACGGGTCATCGGAGAGACCGAAGATCACAAGCCGGTTGTTCCAGAATTCAATGTAAGGGAAACCGCCGTTGCTGTCGTTCGGCAGAATTCCATAGACAACCTCGTTTCTCCAGTTGTAAACCTCGTCGTCGGCTGCGTTGTAGTAGTACGCATTCACGCCGTCCGCGAAGAAGGTCAGGATCCCGAAGTTCGTCGCGAAGATGGTATTCGCCGAACTCGAAAGCACACTGGTACCTCCGGTCACCGCCGCTGGAGAAATCGCCGCACCAGCATTCGCAATCTTGTAGACGGTGCCATCCGCAACCGCCAACGCCACCTGATACCGCGTTGCGCCCTGCTCATCGGCCCCGGAGTTCCAAAACAGGTTGATACAAACTCTGTTCTGGTCATTGGCGTTTGTCGTCACGGTCCAGTCGTACGTCAGCGAAGACAGGTCGGCAGCCAGGCGAATCACCTGAGTCCCGCTCGACCGCCACATATAGTAGTTGCCGTCGGTATCGCATCGGACGCAGGTCCATGCCGCTGAACTCTTTGGCTTGCAGTATTCAACCAAACCCTTCGAATCAACATCGATCAGCGCGAGACTGATATCTGCATCCTCAAACAGCGTGTCTCCGCAAATCGCCAGCATCGAACGCTTGATGTTCCAACTGATCGACATTGGAGTGCATGAACTCGACATCTGGATTTCCCAGATACCATTTCCCGCCGAATCAATCTTTCGCAGATAGTTGGTGTCGTCAGTACCGTCGTCCCGCATCAGCACGTAGATGAAACCGTCGAGACCGAACTCAATGTCACGGATTATTCCTTTGTCGGTCGACGAATTCGTCCCATCAAGGCCGAGGTCATGGACGGCATCAATAATGCCTGTCTTCAGGTCCATGACATAAAGCACCAACTCATGCTCCAAAGCAGTTCCGCCGTCTTTCAACGGCGCACCAACAACCGCCAGCTTCCCCTGGTAAAGTTTCATCCCGTGATGCGACGTCGATGGAAGCACGTCCCAACCGGCATTCGCAACACCACCGAAGACCTTCTCGATACTGGTCGCGTCGTTTTCCGCCCGAATCCAGACGCCTTTGGTCGAGCTGTCTTTATTCACGCCGCTGAACGTGAACCGCATGATTCCTTCGCCGACATTATCGATCTCGGAATACCAGATGAAAATAGTATCTTCGTCGGCTGCCATGCCGAGGAGCTTCTTCTCCGCAGGAGTATTGCTGTCGGTGAAAATCGGAGATGCAAAACTGGCTGCCCCGCCTGCCAGAGCGTAAGAAGTCAGAACAACGGTCGATCCTGAACTGTAAACGGCATAGACGCGATCATCTGGACCAAAAATTGCCCCGAGAAATGAGTTGCTGCTTGTCAGCACTTGCTCAGTGCCGGCAGCAGAAGACAGAAGAGCGATTCCCGTCGTCCCAGAAGTCGTTCCTTTGATCAGAACTTCCGCGCTGCCAAGCACCGGCTTTACCAGTGTCGCGGAAACGCTTTGGAGACATTGGATTCGCTCGCCAGCATCAACAACGTCCGCATGGAACTTAGACAATCCCGGCCGCTTAGCACCGCGAAGCCGTCCGTCGGAACCGAACGGGAACACATTCTCCATGTCCGGGCTGGTGCCTTCTTCCTGATCAGAAAACGGAGTCACCTGAGAAAGACCGTTGACGGGAAAACCTGATTCAATCGGATACGGTGTCATCAGGCTATTTTCTCCCGCACTTCGAACTTCTCTTTCTGTGTCCGAAACTGACTGTCTGACGTGTTCTTCACCACGTCAACCTGCATTGTCCACTCACCAACCGTCGTGATCGTACTGGCTTCCATGTCGTAATAGAGCACGCCATCAGTACCGTCCGTCAGGAACGACATCCCCTTCGTGACGACAGTTGTACCATCAGGCTTCCACATGACGAGGTTCTTCGTCGTGGCGTCAGCGATATCAACAACAGCACCATCCTGGTCACGAATCGTGCGTTCGATGCGAAACCCGTAGTCACCGTTGAAGAAGATTGGCTTGCGACGTGCCATCGGTCAGGATCCAGACGGATAAGTGATCGGACTGAAATTCTCGTAACGGCCATCAGGACGACGATCCGCCCGACCCCGACGGCCAATTCCATCGCCGTTGTACCCCAGAATTTGCGGCTGATGCGTCTGCATGTCGGCCTGCAGGCTCGCAACCAGTCGCTTCTGGAAATCGGCCTCGTACGCACCTGCTTTGCCGTTTTTCTCAAGCTCCGCGACCGCACGGCACGAGGCGAGAATCGTGTCGCGATGCGCTCGACCACCCAATGGATACGGAGCGTCTGCCGTGATTGAATCAGGATCGAGCATTCGCGTGGCGGAAATCGTGTAGACGGCAGTCGGAGTCGGCCACAACAGCAGTTCCCAAACGTGCTCGCCAGTGCCGTCACTTGTCGTCGGCCGCTCGGCGAAGACCGTCGGATGGCTGGTGTAAGTGACGTTGTCGGATCGGTACGAAAGGATGTTCTCGACGGACGTCTTCGTGATCTCGCCCAGAACATTACTTCCGGCTGTGATGAACATCGGGCCGATGACCCCGCCGTGATCGGCCGAAAGAGTATAATCTTCCTGATCAGCCACGGTTGTGAGGGTGTACGAAACAGTCAGGAATGACCAGCGATAAAGCCCCTCACCCGGCATTTGCGGCCGATAGAATCGATCCAGTGCTGATGTCAGGAGTCGCTGAACGGTCGCCTTCTCGCCATGAGTGAGCTGATGCAGATTCCACTTGTCGAAGACTCGGCCAGCGATCTCGCGACGGAACCAATCAAAAGTGCCGACCGTCGGAGCAGTGACCGCTTGAAGGTCGCCAGCCTTCTTGATCTTCATGTCCTGATCGATCGCCGCCAGCAACAGCCTCTGAAATCGCTCGTCATGCCGAGCCGACTGTTCAGGATTTGTTTCTTCGCAGGCCGCTGCCAGAACTGACTCCAACAATGCCTGCTGGTGGCTTTCGTTCCCGAGCGGATAGTGCGTGTTCGTCGTGTCGATCTGGCCAGGCAAAACAGCGACTGTGTAAGCGATCGCGTAGGTGTCGTCGGGAGTCGGATAGAACGTGATCTCGTCCAACTGAATCGATGACGCCGTCGTCACCTGATTCACCGGCTGAATTGCAGCGTAGAGCGGCACAGCAGACGCAGCCGCTTCTGAAGCCTGCGCTTGCGTCAGATCCGACTGCAACACGACTTCAATTTCAGGCTGGCCGGAAACCGACGTGATCTGCAGTTTCCTCAGCTTCCCACCAAACGAAGCGGGCAAGGTGTACGTGGCAGTGCCAGCAACCGTGTTCAAAGTCTGTTCCGTCTTGAGGAATGACCACTCGTGAAAACGGTCCTGCCCTGGAACCAGCGGGAAGTACAATCGATTCAGACCGGACGTCAGAATTGATTCTACGCTCGCCTTCTCGCGATGCGTCAACTGATGCAGATTGCGTTTCTGGAACCGCTTCCCTGCAATCTCCCGTCGGAACCAATCGAAAGAACCGGTCGCCGGAGCCGTGATCGCTTCCAGTTCCCCGGCTTCTTTCAGCTTGGCATCCTGATCGACAGCACCAACCAGCAGAGATTCAAACCGTTGCTGGTGAGGATTCTGCTGAGCTTCCGGGTTCTTGTACTCGAACGCAACGGCCAGAGCTGACTCAAGCAGCAACTGTTGGTGGATCTGATTCCCGAGCGGGTAGTTGTCCAGAACGCTGGTGACTTCACCGGGCAAAACCGCCGACGTGTACGCGATCGTGTAGGTGTTGTCGGGAGTCGGATAAAACTCAATCTCGCACCGCTGCTCATTGGCCGAGTCCGTCGTGACGCTGGAGACCTGAACCGCGGCATAAACGGGTGTCGAATCAGGAGCATTTTCCGATCCGCGAGACTGTGTCAATTCCGACTGCAAGACTACTTCGATTTTCGGCTTACCGGCAGCAGAAGTAATCTGCAAATCGATCAGCCTGCCGCCAAACGTCGCCGGCAAGTCGTACGTCGCTGTCCCGCTGGTCGTCGTCAATGTCGACTGTAACCGCAGGAATGACCATTCGTGAAACCCATTCTGTCCCGGCACGGTCGGGAAATAGAACCGATTCAAAGCTGAAATCATCAGCTTCTCGACAGTCGCCTTTTCGCTGTGCGACAACTGGAAAAGATTCCACTTGTCGAACATCTTCCCAGCAATCTCACGACGGAACCAATCAAACGTGCCAGTCGCTGGAGCGGTCACAGCCTGAGTCGCAGCAGCCTTCTTAAACTCAACATCCTGCGATATTGCTGCAGCCAGCAGTTTTTCGAATCGCTGCTCGTTCGCGTTTTGCTCAGCCGGCGCATCAGGATTCTTATCAGCTTCGGTGACGGACAGAATCGATTCCAACAGAGCCTGCTGGTGAATCTCGGTGCCAAGCGGGTAGTAACTGTGAACCGCATCCACTTCGCCAGGCAGCACCGCCGCTGAGTAGGCAATCGTGTAGGAATCGTCGGGAGTCGGGTAAAGCTCAATTTCCCATCGCTGTTCGTCGGACGCTGAAGTAACGTGAGTATCGACCTGCAAAGCCGCATAAAGCGGAACACCATTGGATGCTGCTTCCGATCCCCGAGACTGAGCCATCTCTTCGTGCGAGACGATTTCAATCAGGCGATTGCCAGACTCTGAGGTAATCTGAAGATACTGCAGTTTTCCACCAAAACTATCAGGCAGCGTGTACGTTGACGTACTGGCGACAGTCGTGAAAGTTTTCTGAATCCGCAGGAACGACCACTCATGGAATCGATTCTCACCCGGAGAAAGGGGGAAATAGAACCGATTCAGGCCGTAGATCAGCAGACGCTCGACTGTCGCCTCTTCGCTATGGGTAAGCTGATGCAGGTTCCACTTATTGAACCGTCGCCCAGCAATCTCGCGCCGATACCAGTCGAAAGTGCCGGTCGCCGGAGCCGTGATCGCCTGAAGCGAAGACTCTTCTTTCAGCTTAACATCACGATCGATCGCACCGGCCAGCAACTTCTCGAACCGTTGCTGATGCTGATTTTCCTCGGCCGGCGACGTAGGATTCCTGAACGCATAAGCCTGCGAAAGAACAGACTCGCGAAGTGCCTGCTGGTGAACCTCAGTGCCAAGCGGATAATACGTGTGTGTTGTGTCGATCTCGCCTGGAAGAACCGCCGACGTGTACGCAATTGTGTAGGTGTCGTCGGGAGTCGGATAGAACTCGATCTCCCATCGTTGCTCATCAGTCGCCGACGTTGTGTGTCCGGTAGTCTGCACCGCTGCGTAGTTTGGAACGCCATTGGATGCCGCTTCCGATCCCCGAGACTGAGTCAACTTGTCCTGACTCACCACCTGAATCAAAGGCTTGCCGCTTGCCGACGTGACCTGCAAGTCTCGAATACGACCGCCGAACGATGCAGGCAGAGCATAGGTTGAAGTCCCACTGCTCGTCGTCAGTGTCTTTTCAATCTGCAGGAACGACCATTCATGCGACTCACCATTCGCCGGATTCGTCGGGAAGTAAAGTTGATTCAGACCGGATGTAAGCAATCGCTCAACGGTCGCTTCTTCGTTGTGCGAGAGTTGAAACAGATTCCACTTGTCGAAAGCAACACCGGCAATCTCTCGGCGATACCAGTCGAACGTGCCAGTCGCTGGAGCCGTGATTGACTGAAGAGCCTCAGCCTTTTTGAAATCAACATCCTGAGCAATCGCTGCTGCCAGCAAGCCCCCAAATCGCTGTTCGTGTGGATTCTGCTCAGCCGGCGCATCAGGATTCTTGTCGGCTACCGCAACAGCCAACACGGACTCCAACAAAGCCTGCTGGTGGATTTCCGAACCCAACGGATAGTACGAATGCGTCGTGTCAATCTCGCCCGGCAAAACCGCCGAGGAATACTTCACCGTGTAAGACGCATCGGGCGTCGGGTAGAACTCGATTTCCCATCGTTGCTCGTCGGTCGCAGACGTCGTGTGAGTGTCGACCTGAAGTGAGGCGTATCGAGGGACGCCGTTTGACGCCGCTTCCGATCCGCGAGACTGCGTCATCTCTTCCCGAGTGACCATATCGATTCGAGACTTGCCACTCGACGATGTCACCTGAAGCGAATTGATCTTCCCGCCAAACTTGTCTGCCAGCGTGTACGTCGCCGTACCTGATGTCAGGCTAATCGAATCCTCAATCCGCAGGAACGACCATTCGTGAAAACGAGACTCACCTGGGACCAGTGGAAAGTAGAGTCGATTCAGGCCAGAAGTGAGCAACCGCTCAACCGTCGCCTTCTCGCCGTGAGTGAGTTGATGCAGGTTCCACTTATTGAACCGCTTCCCGGCGATCTCGCGCCGATACCAGTCGAAAGTGCCATCTACTGGAGCCGTAACCGCTTGAGGCGTTGAACTGTTTTTGAATTTCTGATCGCGTTCAACGGCCGATCCCAGCAATGCCTCGAACCGCTGCTGATGCGTGTTCTGCTCAGGCGGCATGTCAGGATGCAGATACTCGACGGCAACTGACAATGCCGCCTCGATCAGTGCCTGCTGGTGTATCGCGCTGCCGAGTGGATAATAATCCAGAGTGTCCGACAACCCGTCTGGCAGAACAGAAGACGTGTATGCCAGCACGTAAGCCGCATCAGGAGTCGGATAAAGCTCAACTTGCCAACGCTGCCCGGCAGAAGCGGACGTCGTGTGACCAACCACCTGGACGGCACCGTAAAGCGGCACACCATTTGACGCCGATTCTGAACCGCGAGACTGCGTGAGGCTCGCCTGCGTGACGATCTCAATCAGCGATTTCCCAGAAGCCGAGGTGACCTGCAGCGATTCCAGTTCGCCTGCCGAACTATCCGGCAGCGAGTAAGTCGCAACCCCCGCAGTCAGGTTGATCGACTGCTCAATCCGCAGGAACGACCACTCGTGACAACGCGACTCGCCTGCAACCGTCGGGAAATAGAATCGCGACAAAGCATCCTGGCGAATCAATCCAATCGTTTCTAACTGCTCTGGATTGTATGCCGAGACCTTGTTGCCGTAGCCAAGACGCATCCCGATGCGACGGTCAAGGTCTGATCGGGAAATTGAAAGCGTTGATTCAGTCATGTGTTATCCCTGAACGATCAGTCGATCGTCACTGTTCGTGAATCAACCCGAATAACCGACACCGTCTTCCGCCAGACTGAATACGTCGCCGGTGTCAATGCTGCCGCTGCAGACCGATAAAGACCCAATAACTGAAACCGATCAGCCTTAACACCAAATCCACCGTCAGGATTTGGCATTAGCAGGCCAACCGAATGAGACAGTCCCATCATCGAAAACCGCTTGTCTCGGCTGTCAACTGCCATCAGGAGAATTCTCCTCTGGTTGCCGTCGTCCCATCGTCCGAAACCGTTGACGTCGCCACGTTCCCTGAATCCGCATCGTTTCGCACCACGACTGTCGTCGCCGTCTGAGTCACCTTGTTGCGTGCCAGCATGAACAGCCAGGCAATCTTATCTGCCAGACTCGCCGTCGCTGCCGGCACAGCGCCAAGTTCGGCATACGTGTCTGTATCGAGTGCGTCAACCACTTCGGCATTCACCTGAGCTGCGGTCAGGCTCGAAAGCGTTGCACCCGGATCGTGACCGCTCAGGGTATTCAAGGCAGACGCATCAATCCGAGTCGCATCATCAACGATCGCATCCCGAATCTGATCCGTCGCGTCAACGCCTTCAATGAGTGAAACATCGACCCGGCCAGTTGAAGCCGTGATTGCAAGGTCTGCAAAGTTCGACGGCAGATCAGTCGTCGCCATTACATTGAACGCAACCAGAGCGTCATTCACTTCACTCTGAACCTCAGCATCCCACGAGGCATTCCACGGGACTGCCGTCAAGCCTGCTCCGGCTGCGCCTATCTCGGCTGTGTCAACAAGGATCGAAGCGATCTCCGTCGCTATCTCACCGAAACTGCCTGCCGAAACATGACCAGATTGAGCCTCATCCCAGACCGCATCAGCAATCGCTGCCGCACTCGCGCCCGGAGCGTTCTCCAGAGCATTCGCCGTGAAACGGGAAATGCCGCCGTCGCTCTCGAATATCTCATTCAAAAGAGATGTCGATGTTCCCGGCTTCGATGCCGGGTCGTAATCCACAGCCAGCAAATGATCGAGATGAATCGCAACCAGAGCGTCGTTGCATTCTGACTGAACCTCAGCATCCCACGAGGCATTCCAAGGAACCGCCGTCAAACCAGCACCGGCCGCGCCGATCTCGGCTGTGTCAACAAGGATCGAAGCGATCTCCGTCGCTATCTCACCAAATGAACCGGCAGTCACATGGCCGGCCTGCAGCTCATCCCAGACGGCATCGGCAATCGCCGCCGCTGTCGCGCTCGTCGCGTTCTCCAGAGCGTTCGCTGTAAATTGCGAGACACCGCCGTCATCACCAATCAATTCGTTCAACAGTGCCGTGGAAGTCCCTGGCTTCGAAGCCGGGTCGTAATCCACTGCCAGAAGATGATCGAGATGAATCGCAACCAAAGCGTCATTCACTTCGCTCTCGACTTCGGCCTTCATCCCTGTTGACATACCACCCAGATCAGTCAACCCAGCCCCTGCAGCCCCGATCTCCGCAGTGTCAGCGAGAATGTCAGTCAGACTGTGCGTGTCCTTGACGAATGAAGTGCCTTTAATGTCCGTCAGGTGTGCAATGATCGTTGTCTGATTGGCTTCCGTAGCGTCACCGCCACCGCCGCCACCGCCGCCAGACGGACCAAGCTCTAGAGCATTCGCTGTGAATTGAGAGACGCCGCCATCATCACCGATCAGTTCATTCAGCAACGCTGTCGAAACACCAGGCTTGCTCGCCGGGTCATAATCAACAGCCAGAAGATGATCGAGATGATTAACCTCAATCGCATCCTGAACCTCAGATTGGACTTCAGCATCCCAGGCGGCATTCCAAGGGATTGCCGTCAAACCTGCACCGGCCGCGCCGATTACTGCCGTGTCGACAAGAATCGCATCGACGACCGCTTTACTCGCCACGAACCCGGACGCCCCGTTTGCCAGAGCATAAGAATCACCGGTCTGCACAGTGTTTCCGGTGTATGTCGTGATCGTGTCACACAACCGAATGTCAGTCGCAGACAGGTCAACGGCCGAAGACGGGTTCTCAACATTCGCCCAATCAATGCCGATATTGCCACTGGCCGTCAGGTTCAGCGTCTGTGGAATCTTTGTGTCATTAAGCGAGTTCGTATCAACAAGGATTGCTGCAATCTCTGTCGCTATCTCGCCGAAACTGCCTGCCGAAACATGACCAGATTGTACCTCGTCCCAGACCGCATCGGCAATTGCAGCGGCCGTCGGCAATGCAGCAGCCGAAGAACCATACATCTCGTCGTACTTGGCAATCGTCAAGACCTCAAATTCCATGAACACTGGAAGTGCCCCTGAAACCTGACATGAAACCTGCAACCTGCCAACAGTTCCAGTGTCGGTGCCATCAAGCGTGATCGTATAGTAACCAGCCTCGTCATGCGTGCCGCCGCCAGAATTCTTGGCAGCCATATTGCCGCCGTTCTTCGAAAGGCGAATATCAGTATTGGCAATCGTCAATCCGGTTTCTGGCGTTTTCCCATCGGTCTCGTCAAGGAATGGCCCAAGCAGGACCGATTGATTTGCAGTGCCATTTCTCAAGTGCATCTTAACACCTCAACAACTGATAATGATGCCAGAATACAGGCACATTAACGGAGGGGGCCGCACCTTCATCGGTAATGGATACCCCGAACGCATGACTGGCCGGCAGCGTTGCCGGATTGGAATACTTTGTCCCAAACCCAGAACTCCAAGGATACGCCGAAACGTAAGGCGAAGTGTTATGGGCAAGGATGACATCTGAATCATCCGACGTGAAAGTGACCTTGTTTGAATTGCCCGTTGGCAGCGTTGCCGGATCGGAATACTTTGTCCCAAAACCGGAACTCCAAGGATACGCCGAAACATAAGGCGAAGTGGTATGGGCAACAACAACATCAACATCGTCAGAAGAAAAGGTAGCGCTATTAGAGAAACCCGTTGGCGTCGTTGCTGGATCAGAATACTTTGTCCCAAACCCGGAACTCCAGGGATATGCCGAAATGTTCCCGCCTCCCGTATGGGCAACAACAATATCAGCACCGTCAGATGAAAACTCAACTCCATAGCATGTACTGGTCGGCAGCGTTGCCGGATCGGAATACTTTGTCCCAAACCCGGAACTCCAGGGATATGCCGAAATAACAGGCGAAGAAGAATGTGCAACAGCAATCGCCGAGCTTCCCGGATTAAAGCTCACCCCTCGTCCTATACCAGATGGCAGCGTTGCTGGATCGGAATACTTTGTCCCAAACCCGGAACTCCAGGGATACGCCGAAACGTAAGGCGAAGTGCTATGAGCAACAGCAACGGCAGAACCATCTGGAGCAAATCCTACCCCTCGACCCAGACCCGTTGGCGTCGTTGCCGGATCAGAATACTTTGTCCCAAAACCAGAACTCCAGGGGTACGCCGAAACATAAGGCGAAGAAGCATGGGCAACAACAATATCAGCACCGTCAGAAGAAAACTGAACCCCATAGCATGTACTACCAGGCAGCGTTGCCGGATTGGAATACTTTGTCCCAAACCCAGAACTCCAAGGATACGCCGAAACGTAAGGCGAAGAAGCATGGGCAAGGATGACATCAGACATCTAAGCCACCTCGACTACACACTAATCGAAGAATGAACAAAAGTAACAATCCCATCTTCAGTGACGGACATTATTCTTCGTTTCGTTGTGGAGTCAGCTCGCGTAATCAAAACTGACGCCACCAGAGTCGCCCCGTACAAGGCAATTGTATTCTCGTCAACACTCCACTCCAGTATCTCGCCAGACAACCGAAGAGACTCAAGATGACGAATACCAATTTCCTGCTGACTGACCGGATGATGCCTGTCTTCTTCAGGCAGTGTCTTTTCGATCGCAGCCAAGTGCCGCCTGCACACATTGAGTTCAAACCGAACTTCTCGCAAAGCACCAACTGAACGGTCACGAATCAGAAGATTCTGAACTAAATCAAGTTCACTGTCGGCAACACCAGCGATAATCGCAGACCGATTCGCTGACTTGAACTCAGCCAGATGAGCAGGCCATTCGTCAGGCAGATCATCTGGCAACCCATCAATAGAATTCAAATGCAACTGTTCCTCGGCTTCGTACCGCGAGATTTCAGCCTTTCTCGCAATCCATGACCTCTGCAAGTCTTTAACCGAATCCACAAATCACCTCTGGGCTTCAAATTGAGAAATAACAGTACCCGCCGACATTACGCACCAGCCACTGCATTGAAATCACACGAGGTGTTCGAACCTTCGTTGACGTACAGCGAAGTCCCGGCACTACCGTCAGTGTGGCGAAACAGGCAACCTGTCGCGTAACCGGAAGCGCCGTCGGTCGGAACCGTTGCCCCGTAAGCGTCGATAATCCCGTTACCAGGGATTTCGGTAATCACGCCAGTGCCATCATGCAGCAACGAAGGCTTACTCATCGAACGACTCTCCACATTTAACTGAATGCAACCTGTCGCGAGTCAGGAAACTGGCGACGTTTCAACCAAAGCAACTTCCGACTCATCAAACTGCCTTGAACCAGTCGGCATGTTTTCCAGACGAACCAGCAACTTCCCACTGTCATCCTTAATGCCGACAAACTTACCGGCAACAGGAGGCCGACCTTCCTTCGTAACCAGCACCTCGGCACCAGCCTCGACAGCAGCCCACTTACTCTGCGGAGCATCAGGCTCTTCCGGCGATTCCGCTGCGTTCTCGTCATCCCGATCAGCAGCGAGAACGCTGACAAAATCACCATCAGCAGCAGAAAGAACAACATCAACGCCTGCCTGCAGCTTCTGCTTCTCAACTGCCTTCGCCCGCTCATTCAGGTCAGCAACCGGCCTTACTGAGTCGGACGAGATAACATCATCAGGGCAATTCATCTCCCAAACAACAAGCACCAGAGCGTACGTCGCCCCGCTAAACTCACGAGGTCCGTAGTTCTGCATGAAGTGAGCCATGCGATCGTGAATTTCACAGAGACTCTTTGGCAACGGATAGAGTTCATCTACCCTCAGCATCGCCCGGTAAACAGCAGCGTGTGTCCCATTCATTTTCGGCATAGACCTGCTCGGCACGATCAAAAGCTGAGCCGAGCGTGCCGATCCGCTCGACCCAGCCAAGGGAGAATGACAATGCCATTCCTCGCCTGAAGACTATTTCGCAGACTGAGCAGCCGCGTTGGCAGCAGCCTGGGAACCATCACTGGTTGTTGAAGGCATGTGACAACTGTCGTCACCCTTCTGGATACTGAATCGCCGTCCGGTTGACCCCATCAGATCACCACCTTTCTTTGAATTACAAAAAGATGCCCGGAGAGATTGAACTCTCCGGGCAAGTCATGAACCTGAAGCTCACTCACTCACGCTTCTGTATCGACACAACTACCGAAGTTGAGCGATTCGAAGCAGTCGCAGATTTGCTTTGACTTCGGCTGCTGAGCCAACCTTGGTCGCCAGCAGGAAAGTCAGCTCTTCACCATCCGGGAACGTCGCAGCAGCGATGTTCGCAGCAGTGACATAAACACCCTGCTCCACGCCATTGACGTAGAACTTGATCTTCTCGGCAGCAGTAGCTGCCGGATCGTAGACCATGCCCAGCGAGTAATAAGTGCTCGCCGCGATCGCCTGATGGGCATCTGAGACAGCCTGCTTTGCCTGCCCGGCCTTGCGGTAGATGATGTCCAGCGAATCGCCATCATCCTGCAGGCAGTGGAAACCAATCAGGTCTTTACTGGCAACTTCACCAGTGTTGTCGACCAGAGTGTCTGCCGCAGCAAGCCCCTCTTCGGCCAGACCGAGAAAGAACGCCAAGCCGTCATCAGCCACGCTCGCCTTGCTGAAGACTGCCTCGAAAGCCAGCTTCTTCGCAACGCCCGCCGTGTCACTGATAACGAAGCTCGCACCAGTGCCACCGTCGAGAGTAATCGAACCCTCGTCGTTGTCGGCGTCGTTGCCGGCGATCTCCAGACCAGCGTCGACAACTGCCGACCCCTGAATGGTCACGCCAGTGTCCTGGTACGTCACCATCCCATTCTGAGAGACGGTCGTCGCAAACTTCGGCGTACCGTTCATGAAGTTAAGAAGTACCGAACGACCCAACGCCGGATTGTCCAGAAACTCACTGTGGTCAGGGATCCGATTCCCTTCAAAAATTGCCGGAGACAAACCGAATCGGCTTGACTCATCGACCGAACGAACAACTTGATTCCCCATCGTTATATCCTCGTTTGAGGTGAACTTGATTTTGAAAAACTCAACGACTCACATCGCAACCTGTTGCGATGTTACTTGCCGAAAACAGCGTTTCGGCGACGGTCAATGCACAGGTAGTTGTAAGTCAGGTCGACAAACACCCGGAAAGCGTTGTGCTGATTCGGAACCTTTTCAGGCTCTGACTCACGCAGGAAGTCGCCTTTCAGGCAAACCGGGCTGAACGTCGAGTGATCGATCATGTAGACCGGATTCGTAGCAGCCGTGTAGACACTGGTGTCGTCGAGCTGCGGAACCCAGATGATCGGATGCTTACGGAACGTAAGCTGCCCTTCGATATCCTTGACGTCGCGACCACCGCCGCCGCCAGTCTCGATCGAAGCCAGGTCACGACCGAGATTCTCGTTCTGAGCTTCGCCCAGATCCTCGAATGCAGCGATCGTGGTTTCGTCAGTGTAAATCCGCATGTCGCGACCCATCGAGCCACGATAATCGTCGATTGAAACCGGCGACTTCCAACCAGTCTTGCGATGCGCAGTTCGCATCGCCTTGATCAGATCAGTTTTACTGACGGCCGTGTAGTTCGCCGTGTAATTCTTGAACTTGGGCGCATCCGTCGCCAGATTCAAGCCGGCCAGTGACGTATGAGTACCAGGGTAGCCGCCGTTGAACCCGGTCACTGAGTTGTAAACAACCCAGTATGGAACACCCCAGGGATCGTTGACATTGTCTGGCTCGGGAGCCGACCACGCCTTCGCTTCCAGTTCTTCCGTCAGATTGATCATCGCACCAGCGCGACGTGGCTTGATGACATTGAAGATCAGGCTTTTGCCACGATTCATCAGGATGTCAGTCTGGTACAGGAACGACCAGCTCGTCTGAGCATGTCGCCAGTCAACCCGCAACTGCTCCATCAGGTTCGGAAGAACCGCGCCGTCAGTTTCGAGCAACCCAACGTGAGCCGCATTATTCTGAAGACGAGTCATCAGGTTCTTTTGGATGCCCCGGCCGTCGTCAAACGTGACGCGACCCTTCTTCATCCAGTTCCCCATCACCTCGTAATGCTGCAGATTCTGAGCAATCTGCTGAAACTTCGGTCGACCAAGGTCATCGAGCGTACCTTTGACGAGGTCGATAATATCACTCGCGTGAACACCCATCTGAGAATCTCCGCATTAAATCACACGGGCGTGTGATGTTGGTTCATATTTCATCATCGAATCCGTCGGATGCGTCGTCGTGCGAAGCATTCGCTTTGAAAAAGGTTGTCACCCTTTCCGCCGCACGCTCTTCGCCCGTCAATGCCCGGCCAGCAGACTGACTTGGCCTTGAAGTCACCGACTGACTCGACTTTCGTAATTTTGACTTAATCTCTTTCCTCGCGAGTTCTTTGACTCGACTGCCGAACTCGGCATTCACCGCCATTTCGAACGCGCGGCTATCGGAAGGAACATCCCAGCCCTTCTGCTGAGCCAGCTCCTTCAAACCCGAAGCAACCTGAAAAACACGAGCACGGTTCGCAAACTCCTGCGTCCCCTGACTCATGGTTGCAGACGCCCCCTTCCCGAACAGGGAGGAATACTCATCTCCCAATGATTCGAGGTATCCGTCCATTGACCGCTCAAACTGCACTTCCGCAGCTTGCTGCGCTGCAATAGAAGCCTCGGTCTGTGTGTTTCGCGACTGCTGCTGAAGCGACTCGATAATCTGAGCCTGCCGTAACGCCATGTCGTTCTGCTGGTGCATGACGGCAACTGCCTCGTCGCCATACCCTTCAGCCGCCAACTGTTCGATCTTCTCTTTCTGAGCGGCGTGAAACTGCTCGTACTCACTCGGGCGAGACTGCTGCTGACCAGACTGAGCAGGATTCGCAGCCTGCCGCTGTTGCTGTTCGAGAATACTTCGAGCCAGAGCCTCTGATCGCTCAACCGCAATCTTCAAGCTGGCATTGCTGCCAAACTGTTTGACGTCGTTGAAGTTGTAGCCGACAGCAGCGGCGCGATTCAGCAGCGACTCTTCAAATTCATCAGCAGACTCCGCGGCCTCGCCTGAATCATCTGCACCGTCAGCCTCGTCAGCCTCGCCAGCACCTTCGGGCGATTCTTCGTCGTCCTGGTCACCGACTTCAGCGGACTCGCCACCGCCAACCGTCTCATCATCCGACTCATTGGCAAACAGATCGACTTCACCTTCGTCGCCGTAGTCGTAGTCGCCGCCGTCATCAGCAACAGCCGCACCACCGCCAGACGATGCACCATCGCCAGACTCTTCAGCGAACAACAATCTTTCCATCGGCAGAAAATTCAACATCGCAACACCTTGTGAAATCAGTTTCGGCTACCACGCTGCGGATCACCGTATCCGCCGTTTCGATCGAAAAACCCTTGAGCCTCGCAATACTCCCGACGATGCCTTGGGCCAGTAAATATCGGCCGGCCAGCCTTGTCGTAATCTGTGTCGCGAACTCCGCGTCTCCTGTCTTCCGCCTTCTGCCGCCCGATATCCTCTGGATTGACCGCCAGTGCCTCACTCGCCATCGGGTAATTCGATGGACAAGTGCTGATCCCGGCGTGCGCAGAGAAATCCATCTTTCCGACAACGCCACCGGGCAACTCAAATCGACCATCCCGCTTGCGGCGACTATTCAACTCGGAGATCGTGAAAATGAACTCATGCCGAACAGAATCGTCATCAATAAATGCGTAACGAGGCATCCACCAACCCTTAACCAGCCGACGCAGCAGCCATGAGTTGCTGTGTCATTTGTTGATCATCAGCCTGTTGGGTCCGCCCTGCGGAAACGCTTCTACGAACGTACTCGCGAGATGACGTCGGCGACTTGCCAGGTTGTCCCTGTATCGACGCATCGCCAAAAGTCGAAATCGCCGGAACAATATCGGCAAGTTCCGGCATGTTCGAATACTTCGCAACAAGGGCCAAATAAGCGTTCACGTCCGGCTGAACTCCGAATTGAGTCAGCGGCATGATGTCTTGCGTGAACACCTGACGAAGAAGTTGCAGCCGTTCGCCTGGCGACAAATCCTGCATCGAGAACGGCTCGATGTCGAAATCGTACTGGTCGAACTCGCCTTCCCGGGCATCGATCTCAACGCCGAACTCGTCCTGCTGGAACGGCCATTTCGTGTCCAGTTCGACGTCCGTCCCGGGTATCTTCTGCGTCAGATCCATCTCCAGCATCGGATCATGGAACAACCAGAAAGCGATGTCCGCGACCACTTTTTTGATCGCAGAGCTGACGCCGCCCTGCATTTGTTTGAGCCGATCGGAAGAAGACTCCTTGATGATCTTCTCCTGGCCGAGAGTGTCGGCCGTCGTCGAGCCACCAGTCAGAGCGTCAAGATTGCCCATGATGTACGAGTTGACGCCCCGCATGTTCAACGCAAATGCAAGCGTAGCCTGATCCACGCCGCCGTATTTCGCCTCTTTCACCGAATTCGGATTCTGAACCATGACGGTCTCGCCGTCGTTGGCACTGATCACCGTGCGAGCGTCATCCTTGCCCATCGGTGTCGCGAACGTGACTGTCTTCTGCCGGGATGCCTGCTCGCCAAGTTTTGTGTAGAGCAGATTGAACAGATCATGCGAGTCAATCCAGTTGGCGACTGGCGGCAAAGGCATGATGTTGTTCAGCACACGATTGAAGCCGAGCAACCGATACGGACCATGATCCGGCCCCGTCCACTCCTGCTCGCGAAGTGGCTTTGACTGAGTCTCGCTGAACGTCACGACCACGTTGTCCCGAGGAATCCAAATGTCCCAGAGTTCAACCGAAGGATCAAAGTCTGCGTCGTCAACCGATTTCTCTCCCGACAAATCTTCAATCCGTTCCTCGCCGATCCGCTCTTCGCGAAGACTGGTAGACAATTTCGCAACCATTTCCTGGTCGAAATATGGATTCGCCTCTACGTCTGCGATCTTCATCTTGTACCGATGGCCGCAGAACGACACTTCGCGACCCCATCGTTTCGCCCGAACATCATGCACCCAATCGTCCAGCATGATCGCTTCAGCGAAAACCTGCGTGTTCGCGAACGTCTCGTCGTCGATCTCGTGAAAGCCGGAAGAATAGGTGCCAATCTTCATGATCCCGATGCTGAACAGCGCCGACATCACCCAGAGCTGAAGCTCCGATTCGAAGTCCATCCGCTTCAAAGACTCGTTGATTGCGAGTTCGAACTCTTTCGCGGACGCACGAAGCTCCCGCTTGTGCGTATTTACCAGCACCTGCGGAGCGCGCGCGGCGAGTTGCTGCACGTATGTCGTGACGGCCATTTCCAGCATGTTGACCGGAACCGATTGAGATTTCGTGCGATCACCATAATGCGGACCCAGATACTGCATCATCGCTTCCCGCTGGCCGTCGCGGAACGGACGCAAGCCCTTGTGGGACTCATTAACTGCGTCCTTGAACTTGATGAAGCTGTCGCGGCTCATTGCCATCGGTTACCTGCCTGTGTTTCGTACGGCGACCAGTAGGATCGGTTACGCGAATCATTCATCGCTTTCTGGCGTCTCAGTCGACGGCCAAGAAACGAATCGTCGGGAATTTCGGCTTCCGGCTGCTGTTCAGGACGCACCGGCCAGTCCTCTACGCCATACCAGCCCAGAGCGATCGCAATCGCCATGTCTCCATGTGCCTTGCCTCGCGCAGACTCGTCGGTTTCGGATTGCTCGCCGGAATGGACAACTTTTCCGTTCTTGTAGAAGTATCGACCCATTTCCCGCAGGCCGATCGTTGAGTGAACGTGTGCCTCTCTCGCTTTAATGGCTTTCTGCAGCGATTTGAAGATCATGTCGCCGCCGTCCTGATTCGTGTAACCAGGGATCATCGTTCGATCCGAACCAGAAAGCTCCTTCTTTCGCCGGTGAAACAGGTTTCCGTAGCCAAGCTCCGTCACCCGCTTGATGAACATCGCCCCCGCACCGTTCGCTTCAGGAATCAGGTAGGCATTGTGAAAAAGCCGGCACAGATAGACGCCCAATTCCGCGAACTCCAGCGGATCCATCCGATTCGACCGCCATTCCATCACCTGCTCACCGGTTCGCTTGTCGAAACCAGCGATCGCCGAGTAGCTCGACAGCGAGCCGCCCGTACCAAGTGCAATGTCAAAACCGAACGAGTATTCACTGAGCGGAGGCTTCCCTTCTTCCATCGGGCACCACAGTGTCATCGCCCCTTCGCTCTGAATGTCCATCTTCCATTCGGATTTGTTGTCGGGATCCCGATAGACTTCGGCGAACGACATCGGCGGCGACACCCGAGCCATCGCCGACTTCAGAATCGATGAATCGAAAACCTGAGCCGCCGCACCGGTCGGATTCCGATCCAGTTCTGCCGCAATCGAATGTGCCGTCGCCCCGGGGCGATTGCATTCGAAGTCGTAATAGAGTGACCGCTTCTTGCCATCCAGAATGAACGCATAGTTCTCGCCGTCGACTGTCGGACTCCGGTACGTCTTTTCGTCGACTTTGAATTCGCTCCAGAATTTCTCATCCAGAATCTTCAGCTCGAAATAGTCAGACTCTCCGAGCCGAGTCGATTCGTAAAGACCTCGAGCTTTCTGCTCGTCGTCCTTCCAGTCAATCTCGATCAGCTCGAGGTTTCGAGCGCCGCTGTTGATCACGTCGTAGAACGCGCCGGATTCGCCCCGACGTCGGTTCGCCGTGGAAACGAAGATTCGACAGCGAGTGACGTGCTGACTGGATTCCAGCGACTCCGAATCTGGACCGCTTGGAAAAAAGTGAAACTCGTCGAACAGGAACCACTTCTTTCGACCACCACGACCGATGTTTCCCGTCGCCGCGTAACCGCTGATCGTCGAGCCGTTCTGAAGATTCGACAAAGTGTGCGTCGTCAGATTTCGATTGAACTGCTTCGGATGAAGCAGCCAGTTGGGCAGCCGCTTGATCAGGAAGTCAATCTTCGAAAACAGGCTGTCTGGATCGTTCGCATCATCGACCGACGCTTCGTCCTTGGAAGCCAGACCGATATGCGTTCCGGGATGAAACAGCCAGTCCCAGACCGCAATCGCAATGTAGATCCAAGTCACGCCTGTTTCGCGAGACTTCGGAACGCCGATGTCCCGTTTCCCGAGCACCTTCACGGATCGACGGATCACGTCGGCCTGATACTCGCGAGTGATGAACGGGATGTCGTTGGCCGAACCCAGCGGGTTTTCAATCTGCCACTCTGCCGCCGAACGAGCCTCAAGAATCCAGCAGAACGTGTTGATAAAAAACAGGCAGTCGCGAGCACAAAGAATCGCAATCTCTTCAGCCATCGCCGGATCGTCGTAGCCCGCCTGAAGCACATCCCGTCGCCACTTCAGATTGGTCGACAGTTCGCGAGGCACGATACGAGAAAGGACGTCGGAGTCTGTCTCCTGAAGACCGTCCTTTCTGTACCGCGTGAGAAATTCGGTGAGGGCCGATTCGCTCATACGGCACTCTTTTCGCCAACCGGAAACGAGACCGACCAGCCAAGTTTGCGAAGCGACTGAGCCACTTCGGCCGGAAACTGTTTCGCCAGATCCGTGACAACCGAATCAGAACTCGACCGGATGTTTCTTTCCATCCGTTCGATCATCTTGAACTGCGTCCGCTGATCCTCTTCGTGTTCCCGATCGGCGGCAGTCATTTCCTTTCGCCGCTTCTCTGCCCACTGCAATGTTTTCTCAGTGAACTTCACCGAGTTGTTGCGGGCGTACTCCAGAATCTTCCACGCACCAGGACTCGGCGCGTCGCGAGGCATCACCTTCAGCGCCTGATTGTTGAATGCCCATTCCCAATCGCGATCGATGTCGAACTCGAAACCGCCGTCGGCCAGTTCCTGAAGCTGTGCTGCGATCTCCGGGTCAAGATCATCGTCGGGGATGCTCGCGGAAGTGGAGGCAGTCTGTTTCGAGGTCAACTTGATCCCCTGCTTGATCTGCTCCTCTTCTTTTTTCAGCCTCGACTCCTCGCTCGATATCCTCTTCGCATCAAGAAGCACCTGGCGTTTATAGTCAATCAGCTCACGACGAACCTTGTTCTTCTGCTCCTGGCGGGCCAGTTTCTTTTCTTCTCTGGCCTGCTCCTTCCGAATCTTCGCCAAATCTTCCCGCGTCTGGACCGTCTTCTTCTTCTCAGCCTCCTCATCCAGATCGAGCATCCGCAGCTCTTCGGCTTTGGCCTGCTCCTTCTCGTACCCCGGCTCAAGGATTGGCGGGAACCTGCGGACAACCTCGTCGTAAGCCTTCTTCTGAACCAGAGTCTGCTTCTGCTTCCCGATCTTTCGGATGTTGTAAAGCTCAAAGAACCAGACCTGATACTTCCGAAACTCTTCGAGTCGCCCTTCCTGCAGGAGACGTTGGGCAGATTGCCAGCGAGGTTCCAACTCTGGATCCCATCGCCCGACGTATTTTGCCGGTCTACCAGGTTTATTTTCTGACATTTTTCGCTCGGCACGATTACAGGGACTTGCGATTTCTGTATCGACCGATAGTCTCTCAGTGCCGCGTCTCGCACATGGCAAGGTATTCGGACTGATCCTCCGCGAGGTGGGATGGCTTTCTGGTCGCCTCCCACCCAATACCTTTCACTAATCGATCTCGACCAGAGACCAGGAACCCCGCTATGGAACGTGCCCTGCTCTACGCGCGATTCTCTCCACGCCCAAAAGTCAAGAAGCGAAACCGCGTCGAAGACGGCGAGACCATCGAACTGCAGTTGAAGAACTGTCGTCGGTACTGCCAGATGCGAGACTTCGAAGTCGCCGAAGAAATCTCCGACACTTTCGAGTCAGCTCGGACCACGCCGCTCTTTGAGCGACCGGGTGGAAAGCACCTGCGAGAACTGCCCGAGAACGTCACCCACATCGTCACGTCGAAGATCGACCGACTCTTCCGAAACATGCGTGACGGACTCGATATGCTCGACCATTGGGACGCGAAAGGAATCACTATCCACTTCGCCGATCAGGGCGGCAACTCAATCAACGTCTCGACCGCAATGGGCAGACACTTCGTCCGGTTCATGCTCTCCAACGCAGAATTCGAAGCCGACCTTACGTCGGAACGGACGAGCCAGATGATGCAGCATCGACAGAAAAACGGCGAGCGAATGACGCACAAGAATCTTGTCCCGTACGGAAAGATGATCGACCCGAACGACGCCAACCGGATCGTCGACAACCCGGATGAAATCCGAATGATCAGCGAAGTCCTACTACTTCGCGACGAAGGATTCTCGTACCGAGCCATCTGCGAGCAGATGGAATGCAACGATCGCCAGCTCCGAAAAGGACCGTGGCACCCTCAGAAAGTCAAAGACATGATCAAGACGGGCCTTGCGTCTGCCGCTCTTCTTCACGAGCCAGTCGCCGCCGAGCGTGCTTGAGCTGCAAATCAATATCCGTCAACCTCGAAGTGAGAAACTCCCGCTGCGTTGACGACATCTGATTGTTCGAAAGCTGAAACTCAACAGCGTCACGCGAACTGTTCAGTTGCGATATCAACCTCAGCTCACGGTCAGTTGATTCGCTCATGGTTCACCTCAGAGAGTGTATCGTCACGCGATCAGCTCCAGCAGACGGCAAATTAGATCAATCCAGCATCGCCATCTGCCATGCTTACCTGTCTTCAGGGTATTATGTGGAATCCAGATAACTCTATATTTCGGAATCCGTATAATTCAGAGTTATCCTGACAAAGCGATTGGTCGGAGTCGAACCGACACGGCGAGCATACGTCCTCGCTATGGCTGCCATTACCATCACAATCGCGGGTGCTGGGCTTCGTATCCGGCTACCACATCCGCCCCGTCCGGTCTTCGCCTCAAACCCACTCCGAAGAATGACCTTGAGGCTGGGCGGCCTTGTCCACTCACAACCCAGCTAGTGGCCTAAGCGACGCTAGAAAGCGTTTCGTCCCCACGGACTCATCAGGCTTAGAAAATGCAGGATAACCAAAACATGCACGGGAGTTGCGGGTCTCGCGTGTTCTGAATGGAAAGCAACTTGCCGCAACCCCGTGATATTAAACGTTCTACGCAAACAGTCGCAGTTGCTCGGGCTTCTCAATCCCACACCACACTGCCGCCGATTGATGTGCCTCAATCCGCTCCGCGATGATCGCCATGCGTGTGCTCGCATTCGGCGGCACGTACTGGCCGAAGCGTCCATAGTTGCTCGAATTTCGGACCGCGTTGGTGGAATCCGCCGACGCGAATGGCAACTGCTGAAAGATCGCCGGGTCAAGCATTCGCAGCCCATGCAGCTTGCACCGTGGACGGCCCGCATCGTCGCAGATCACACGCATCGCCTCGGCCATCCGTGCCCACCATTTATCTGTGCCCGGATTCGGCCATTCGCCGGAACTGCCGATTGCAAGTCTCGGCCAAGTGCACAGCCTGTCAAGCCGCTCCAGTGATTCGTGCATATGCCACACCGGCACGCCTTCTATGTGACTCGGCCATTCGTCGAGCAGCGCGTCATTCTCTTCTTCGCTGCCGTCGATAACATCCGGGATCACAGCCCAATCGAACGCCGGATGTCGGTGCAACGCCTCGCAGAAGCCGTAATACGGTCGCCACGTTGTGACAGCCTGCCCGGCCATCCAGGCACTGAAAGCGCCGTTGTCTACCGCAAACGACTGGCAGACCTCTGCAGCCGTACCGATGTCTTCTGGCCGGAAAAACGAGATGAAGGCGTGCCGCCCTTTCAAGAATCGGGCGACATCTTGCCGTGTTCCGCCGCATGGTGTCCCGTGGTAATGCAGCATCGCGTAGAACCATAAAATACACCGGAGCGTGCGGCTGGCCGGTTCGTGTTGTTGAGAGTCACCGCCGCACGCCCGGTGATTTTGGTCGTTATGTGGTTACTGTCCGCCGCGAATCGACCCTGTTCGATCGAAATAGTTTGCCAGTGACAAATTCAGTGTGTGCAGCTCACCGGTCTCATAGGCATTTCGAAGCCGGGCGATTGCGTACCCGGTGCTGTTGTATCGATTCTCCAGCTCCTCCCAGTCAACACCGTTCAGCAGCAGCATCAAAACTTCATTCAGCAAATACAGATCCTGCATCGGCCTGCCGTCAATGTGGCACGGAGCCACATAACAAGGCCGGTCAACCGGAGCACTCTGCATTCCCGTTTGTGTAGTCATCGTCAACCTTTCGTGCCCGGTTACCGCCGGGGCGTTATCTCGTTCTCACTTCGTGCTCTGTTTCGACCCAGCACTTCGCTCCGCACCGTAGCGGATCATCTGGGCGATAAACCACCGTCGCAACAATTTTACCATCGACAACGATTTCGGCTTCAAATGCCTTGCGGTTGCTTTTGTAGTCCTTCACGGTCAAAGGTGGATCAACGCCGCATCCTTTCGCGTTTGCCTTAATAACGTGTTGGTTTACGTGAATACGAGATAACAATGCAATCAACCTGAGCGGCGTGGTCGGTCTGTCTTGGTGGCACGCCGCATTGCGCCGCCAAGTTATTGCTGGTCGTTATCTGGCTACCTTCTCGCGGTACTGACGCTTCGCTGCCGCCAACGCCCATCCAGCTTGCGCCATCGACGGCTGAAGATCGTCGCACTTGAACCCGTCCACTTTGAACAAATCCCAGCAGCTTTCCAGATCAAGAATCTCCGGGTGGTCTGGGATCAACGCAACAATACGGTCTCTCAATTCATGTCCCACAGAAGCGTAGACTTGGCTCATGTTGTCCCTTTTTCACCTGAATCGCCGCACACCGAAGCAATATCACTGCCCGTTGCTTTGCGGCCCGCACAAACCGGGCGTTAGCCGTCAGCAATTCACCAGCGGCAACGCATACAGCTTCATCTTCGGCCCGCCATTCAGCGGAGTCCGCTCGATCTCCCGCAAAGACAACTCCTCGCGAATCATCGACCTGACCGCAGTCTGAGTCAGGCAGCAACCGTTCGCAATCGACTCCCGGCTGCACCAACCGTTGCAATAAAGATATCGCAACACCCGGCGAACACGCTCCGGCGAATGTTTGTATTTACCCTGCGACATCACCAATCTCCAGAACTAAGAACCACTGCCCGAACGACCAAACCCCTCACCAGCAACTCGCGACCACTCAACAACAGCCAGAATCAATGCCCGGTGCAAATCAGGATTCCCCCCGCTCGACAACAACGCCTCGCCCGCAAGACGAAAACCAGCAGACAACAACTGGCGCTGGTGCTCAAACAAAAGCTGAATCAGCTCGTCCTTCGAAGACTCGGCAGCACGTCGGTCCAGTTCCGACTGAGCGGACTGAGCGACAGGGACGTCGGTGGTAGCAGGGACGTCGGATGAAGGTGAGGCCGCATGAGCTTCCGCCTGAACTTCGCCCGGAAGCAGGTTCCACTCTGGCATCGTGCCATTACAGATAAACACCCCTTCGCGAGTGAAAAATAAACGCTGACCACGATTCACGTCGCCGCTCGCTGCCACCACGCAACGGGCCTCGATCGGGTGCGGATACATCAAGTGGCTCCCTGCCCCGGTCGCACTGACAACCTCGAAAATATCGTCAACCCCATTCGCATACCGCTTGCCAACCTCAAACAGCGGAGAAACAGCAGGCCCGGACGTTGGCTCGATCGTCGACCTGTCTGGCGGAAACACCATCCGGTAGCGGACAGTCTTAGCATTGAATGCGAAATCTCCCCGCTGAGACAACCAGCCACCATCCTTGAACTGAATCTCAAACTTCGCACCGAGATCCTGCAGGTCCAAAGCCACAGCACAAAGATCTGTGTCCGCTCCCGTGAACTCCTGCATCAACGCCAAATCAGATCGAATCCCCATAGCATTCTCCCTTCCACATCGGCCACCAAATCACAACCCCATGCAATACCGAACGCGATTTCTAATCGCCAACAACAAAAACACCACAACAAAACGGCCGCAATCCGGGAAATTAAAGAAAATAAAGGGATAGAAGGGACAGGTGGGAGAAATGGGAGTAACGGGAATATAGGTAGCGGGTGAAAATTGAAAATCAACACTTCAGCTATATATGGAACCAAGGGCACGTTCGCCGGGTGGGGGTCGGGGCGAAGTTCCTGACCGCCGATGGGGCCCCCTTTTCAGGCTTTCGGAAGCGATCGCGACCGTCCTGTCAGCGAGGTGTCGCTCACTGACGGACATCGGCAACGCCTTCAACCTTCATTCTACAGCCAAAAACGGTAGGAATGCTGCCGATGGCCTGTCTGAGCTTAAATTGGACCTCGATGTCCAGTTTAAGACGAGTCAATCTTGGCCTTTGTTGTGCTTCTTCCCAGATTGCTGCCCGCACCTGTCACCTGTCACCCGTTACTTATGTGATGGGTTTTCACTCATCGCCGGGCACCTGCTCGCATGGAGAGCCACCCCGGCCACCTGACACTAATGGAGATTGAAGGCGATGCGAATTGAATCAACAGACATCGTGGGACAGTTCGAGACGGTTGACGGAGCTGCGGAGCGATTC